CTCCTATGGATGGCAAGTTTAGAGAGTTTAAATCACCAAAAGTCGTTCTTCAGCTTGATTCGCAAATTAACTTTCCTAAACGAGCGACACTTGAGCAGGCAGATGCGATTATGAATTTCTGTAAACAAATGCGTATTGGTCCGGGTTGGTTATCCGTTGATCGGACAGGCAACGGATCAGGAATCCATGATGCATTATGTAGTTTATTTGGAAAAGAAGTTTTGGGAGTTAACTATTCTTGGGCGGCATCAGAGACTCATGTGTTAGGTGACGATTCGCAACGAGCAAACGAACTTTACTCCGGGGTGGTTACCGAGTTGATATTTGGGTTAGCAAAGTATCTGGAATTTGAGTTTCTTAAAATATCACCTTCGTTCCGTACTGAAGAATTAGTTAGACAAGCAACTTCGCGACGATATAAGCAAATCGGTCAAGGATTAGTTCGTGTCGAAAGTAAAGGAGATTATACAAAGCGTACTAGACAAAATAGTCCTGACCAACTTGATTCATTAAGTTTGCTGGTATACCTCATGCGCCAACGAGGTGGAGCAGTTGCAACTATGACCGAGCAAAAACCAGAACATTATCGTGAAAAAAAACTTTCCTCAATTGAAGCAATGGAGTATGTTGATTTTTCCGACTAACTGATAACTTTTTTATACATGGCACAACCCATAGATGGATTAATACCGCCCGGCGGATGGCATTACTGGCAAGGAGATGTTAAGCTCGATGCATATAGCTTGGAAAACTTATACAAAGTCGTTCAAGACTTTCGTGCAGAAAATCATTTTTCTATTGGTGATGTTCATGGCGATGTTAACAGTTATCTCTGTGGTAACTTTCCTAACAATTGTCATGGGGTTGATTCGGTTGTTGTCGTTAGTGTCGATCAACCGACTAGGCAGAACGAATTGTTAAACGATATTACAGTCTGGGCAAAAAATATTTTATTAAGTCAGAAACCGATCAAGATGGTTTCTGATGAACTTGCGGAAGCACGAGCATTGACCTGCATGAAGTGTCCTAGAAATGCTGTATGGAAGCAGGGTTGTGGTAGTTGCATAACGGCAACGGAACGCTTGACTGCCAGCATTAGGCAGGGTCGAGACACTCGTTCTACCAAGAAATTAAAAGGATGCGCCTCGCTTCGGCATGACAATCGTGCAGCAGTTTTCTTTGACAAAGAGCATTTTGAGGTAACAGATAGTGTGCCACAAAATTGCTGGTTGAAAATTTAATTATGGCAAATTTTAACGATCCATTACCTGTTGAGGTAATAAATGCATTTGCAACTAAAGCACCTAGAACGCTTGAAGCTGGAGATAAGAATACTATATCTCGGCTCAATATGGTTATGCCGGGGGTCAATCAGACCGACGAAGTTGTCAATGAAGAGACGCTAGAAGTTAAGCGCACATTCCGAAATGCCGAGCAGGCTTATTCGGCTTATCGTCGTTTGAAGCAGCAGAATGTTGAAAGGAACCGAAAAAATGCACTAATCCAAAAGAAACTAAATAATGAACCTCCGTACTCTGCAAAGAAGCTGGAAAGCATGGGTCAAAATTGGCGAAGCAATCGTCCGACCGGGTTCCTATCTACAATGGTTTCGCGAATTCAGTCACCTTTCAAACAGGTAATTGAGTCCAGCACGAGTCTTACTTATACAAAATACCCAGCGCAGGGTGTGGATGCCGAAAACAAAACTGATATCTTCCGCGAGGAAATTACCAAGTGCATCCGTTCTTGGAAGGGTCACCAAGATATCGTCGCGCAGATCGTCCACGAAAACACAGTCTTTGGCTTTACTGCGTTAACTTGGGATGATCCTCGCGACTGGAAACCAGAATTCTGCCGTCAGGACTACACTTTCTTTTCTATCGAGACTCCGCAAGAAGTCGAAGCAACGCCGATCTGGGGGCGCAAACGCCGATATCAAATTGCAGAATTGTTGCCGATCTTGGAAGACCCAGAAACTTCTGCTTTGGCAGGGTGGAATATTCAAAATTTAATCAAGGCACTAAACAATGCAACCCCTGCTGGTCGTACTTTGGACTCCGACGATGATGCTCGCAGAGTTGAGGACTGGATGCGCGAGGGGTCTTATGGTGCATCTTACGAAAATGACGCAAAGTATGTGGAACTAGGTGAACTTTTGATCAAGGAACCGCATGGCAAGATTAGCCGTTTTCTTTTTGACGAAAAATCTGGAAACGAAATTTGTACCCAGCTTGATCGCTACAATCGGATGAGCGACTGCCTATCGTTATTTTCGGTGGAGATCGGATCGGGAAGTTTGATGTCGAGCCGAGGTGCTGGGCGCGACCTTTACAATTCGCATATCGCCATCGACAAGGCGCGAAATCTGGTGCAGGACAATGTGTATCTCAAGGGAATGTTGTTGTTGAAAAAGACAGCAACTTCCAAACCCGGCATTGCACCGCTTACTGTGATGCACCCTGTGGCTTATGTTGCCGAGGGATACGAGGTAGTACCTCAAAATGCGCCTGCCGATGTCGATGACTTCCTAAAACTCGACCAATTCATCTCTGGTTTGGCTGAAATTCAGCTTGGAACCTTCCTTCCATCGTCCGCTTTAGGTCTTACAGGTGGAGACAAAACGGCATCAGAGATTAATCGTGTTGCCGCTATCGAAAATCAGATTCGCGAAGGAATCCTGATGCGATGGAGTAAACAATATTCGCTTGCAGTTGCGCGAATGCAACGAGGCATCTGTCATCCTGAACATATTCGGGCGGCATCCGAGATCAAAATGCTGCTGGATGTCGCTAGAATGTCGAATCAGGACGCAGTATGGGCCAAAAAAGAGGTCATTGAGGCATTCAAAGGGTCCGAACTTGAAATGCCATCGTTCCTAGTTCCATTTGAACTGCCTTCGCACCTAGATGAAGACGCAGTTGGGTGTTGTTTGGCTATGCTGGATCGCAATTTGCCGCCTAGCGACATGGTTCTGATGGCATTCAGCCCAGCGCAAGAGTTAATTCCTGACAATTCGGTTCAGGAAGGCGCGATTTTGGACTTGTTGATCCAACGCTACGCAGGAAACCCAGCAATTAATCAAGACGAACTGATTAAACTCGACTGGAGTCGTAAATTAGGTCAAGAAATCGCTAATCAGGTGATTCTTCCGCAGGATCAGGTCGAAGCGGTGGCAATTGAAGCTACCCGCGCCCAGATTATCGAGCTTCAAGCGATTATTGCGGGTCAAGAAGTACCTGTTTCGCCTCGCGACAACGACATGGTGCATCTGGAGACAATTGTTTCCAAACTGATGCCTGTAATTGCCAATTCTCCGCAAGGAGCATTGCCACCAGAGATGGTTTCTCCGTTCGCAAAGGCACTTGAGCATTTTATCATGCACATTAATCAAGCGGAGATGAAAGGTGCTGATAAAAACAAGATTGCCGAGTACAAGCAGATGGTTAAGGAAGCGTACGCACATATTACCGCAGGAATGGCAGCACCTCCAGTAGAAGACATGATGCCTGCCGCTGGATCGATGCCACGCAGAAGCGGAGGAGGAGGCAGGGTTAGTGTTGCACAAGCCGAGCAAGCCAACCTTGCCGTGAACCCAGATCAATTCACCGGAGTAACTAATGTTGCTGCTCCGGGTAAACCACCAACCGCAGGATAAAATTATGCCAGAATTAAAAAAACTAAAACCAATTAGCAATGGTTCTAAAGAACAAGAATACGCTTTGCGTAAAATCGAAAAGATTGAAAAACCTAATCTTAAAGAACAAAAGCCATTTAAAAAAAAGGACGGGATAGGTTCCACTTCTGAAAAAGAACAAGAAATCGAAGACTTACTTTCCGAGGAGGAGAATCTTGAAAAAAACTACAAGCGCATAGAAAAGCAAGGCATGAGTGATCAAGGGATTGTTTCTCCTGAAGAGCTTGTCGAGTTTGGAAAAGATGTTTACAAAGGCGCGAAAAAAGGGGTCAAGAAAGTTGCTGGCAAAGTAAAAGAAGTTGTTGAGAAGGTAAAAGAAAAGCTCAAATGACTTGGACAAACGCTGACGCATCTGCCTTCCGCGAATACGCCAAGGCATCTGGTTCAAAACTTCTAAAATATCTTCAAGAATCAATGCCGAAATGCGATGGCAAGACAATTGAAGAAGTTGCCTTGCAAGCAAAGTACAAGGGAGGATTTGAGTTTGCCATTCAGGAAATCAACTTTCTTTTGAACTTTGATGACAAAGATCAAGACGCATCAAATGGTAAATTCACAGAGATGTAATTATGATTAAATCTGGAGTATATAAAATTCAAATTGCTAATTCCGTGTATTATGGAAGCAGTTTGAATATTTATTCCAGAAAACAAAATCATTTAAATAAATTAAGGTCTGGAAAGCATAGGAATAAAAGATTACAAAAATGTTTTGATAAATATGGTGAATCAGCAATGTCATTTGAAGTAATTATTATTTGTGACAAAGATTCTA